AATCCGCATGGTGGTGTTCCACTACAATCAATAACATCAACAGTCGAAAGTTGACGAACAATATATCCATATAGAGTTGTCGTAGTTCCAGAAACTATCTCAACTTTAGTTCTTATCGCTTCCGTGGGAAATGTGACAGCAGGTGCTGTGGAATATCCAGAACCACCATTAGTAATTATTACGTGTGATATTTCATTAGTATCTGTAAGGATTGCTCTAGCAGTTGCAGACGTTCCCGTTGCTGAGGTAAATTGTACTGCAGGTGCTGCAAAATATCCATTACCACTATCAGTAACAGAGGCATACAATAGTTGACTTCCTGAACCAACAATGGTAAGATCGACGGCTGTGCCAAGTGTAGCATTTCCTGCGCTCGTAGCAAGTTTGATGGTATTAACATCAACTACTATGACGAAGTATACAGCGTAATTGGTAAGACCAGTTACAATTGTCCCACCATTTTTATCATAGATAACCACATCACCTGTAGAATACCCATGAGAAGGAACAGTAATAGTATTACTCGTTAAGTTAATACCTGTTGCAGTCGCATATGTTAACCCTGTTAACTTACCAGCAGTAGTTACGAGTGGAACACCAGATTGAGTGGTTAGTGTAAATCCAGAAACATTCGGTGAGGTGCCAGTTACAGCAGAAACTCTATATGTGGTTCCTGTGGTATATCCAGTAATAGTGCCTGTGGTTGTATATGTTAGACCTGTTAATGTACCAGCAGTAGTTACGAGTGCGGTATTAGATTGAGTAGTTAGCGTAAATCCAGTAACGTTCGGCGATGTCCCAGTTACAGCAGAAACCTTATATGTTGTTCCTGTTGTATAACCAGTGATTGTAGCAGTACCGCCTTTAGTACCAGTGATCGTTACGAGATCATTGACTGCAAGTGTTGATGCACCACAAGTAAATTGCCCAGCAGTTCCGGAGACAGCAACAGTTGCTGCCAGAGTTGCAACTCCAGGTGTCCCAGTAATTGTAAGACGATCACCAACAGCTAGAGTTGATGCACCACAAGTAAACTGACCAGCAGTACCAGAAGTAGCAACAGTCGCTGCCAGAGTTCCTGCTGTTGTAATACTACTAAATGTCTTGCTAGTTTCTCCGACTATCGCCTTGACTTGACCGCCAGAAACTAAAGCATTCGCAGAAGCACCAGCACCTGGAACTCGAATTGTTGCAGTTTTAGGTAGACTTGTTACCAACTCGTAAACTGCGGGAGATACATATGCGAATTTAGTTACATTGCTTATGTTAGTTTCAACAGTTCGCTCATATGTTACTGATGAGACATTCTCATAGTATGTAATTTTAACGGTTTTACTGTTTAGATCAAACGGATTTGCTGTAATATCTGAATCAACCGCAAGTTTTAATGTTATATCTTCAATCCAGATACCATCAGATGCACGAAGCACCTGTTCAGATGGATAAAAGATTTCTGTGCGCTCATTGTATAAGATTCTAAAGAGAAGTTCGATTGCCTTCTCAGAACCCTTTGCTTCATAGAACTGCTTGATGAATTTGATTAATCTTCTGTCATCAATCTGTGCAGTAAGCGGAAAGTTCTGCGCATACTGGTTCTTAAACTTGGGAATGAATACATCAAGTGTTCTGTTGATGTCAGAAAAACTTTCTGCATTTAGGAGAACATTATTTGCCTGTAAATCTTGATCTAGGAATTCATAATACTTTTCTAGGAACGTAATGAATACAGGATATTGGTTTCTTACGAAATCAGGTAATTGATTCGCAATAAGATAACCTAAAGATTGTTTAAAACCATTGTATGCATCATCAATATATACCATGGTTGCAGTCGCAGCAGCGCCTGTTCCACTACCACCCGAAAATGTTATTGCTGGCGGTGAAAGATAATCATTGCCAGAGAATGTTACTGTAACCGCAGTTACTTTACCACCAGAAACTGTAGCAGTTGCAGTTGCATTTCCACTAATTGTCACAGTTGGAGCTGTTGTGTACCCCGAACCACCGCTCGTAACAGTTACACTAGCAACCTTCTTATAGTAAGATGTGATTCTTTCTTCCATCTTGTTTATTCTTGTGACCTACCAATTGCACTAACTGTCAATCCTGGTATTATATTAGCAGAACTATTTGTCGCGCTCGCGTCGAGTGAAATAACTGTGTTTCTGGCAGAAAATGGAAATATTGCTCTTGTCGCAACTTCTGATGTATTCGTCAACCCTGTGGTGAAGATGTTTGGCGAAAACCCAAACGGTTCAACATAAAATCTAAGTTCCGATTCTCCGCCGCTTACCGAGTCAATTAGTAACGTAGGAATATTAACAACGCCAGCGTTGTAATCAATAGTCCCTACAGTCGAAACGATAGTATCGTCTACTACACGTTTCATCACTAGGTTACCAATAGACTCCCCTGCGTCAACATGACTGTCAGCAATATATACTTCATACTGCTGACCTGTAATTGTGGTTGTAAAATTAGAGGTACGGAATGATTCGTTTTCTAATTGAGCATTAAAGTAAACTGTGTATTGCTCAGTAATGCCTGTGATAACAGGGATTCTCCTGTGCATGACTATTTGTATACTATTCGAGAAAATAGAATTCGTTGTTGCATTTATTGCAGCACTCAATTTAGAATAGTAGAAGTTCTTTTGCAGTTTATTCAAATTACTAGTGAAGTAATTGGTGATAACCGTCCTAACTTCGGATTCAATTCTCGAAGAAGTTAGTGTCGTGTTTGTTCTATCGTAATCCACCGTAACATTCAATGAAAGATATGTTGTAATTGGGTCAACGAATTCTGGTTGAATTGAAACAACACTTCTTGGGCGGATAATATCACGAATGATAATATCCTTATCTGATTGTGTGATGATTGAACCAGGAAGTGGTTGAATTGCAACAAACACCTTACCATAAATCGGTGGTATATTATCTTCACCACCCCAAACAGTGATAGAGTTAATATTATTGAATCTAGATTTAATTAATGCTTCATAGTCATCAGATGTAACAACACGATTCTTGGTCGAGTTGAATTTCGGCGCATTATATCTGATACTGTCAATGCTTTGTTTTTCTTGTCCGCCAGCAGCATTGTTGTTTACATATATTGTCTTAACTTCTGTGGATCCTGTAAAGGTTCCCGTTGCGCTGAATGTTGAAATATTGTTTGCACCAGCACCACTACTGACAATATAATCTATCAAGACAATATTATTTACTTCCAGTGCTGCACCAATAATACCATCACCGAATCTGACTTCATATAACCCAGATGGACCTTCTTCGACAAAAAACGCTCGAGTTGTTGATTCTACTGACATGATATCATCATAGTAAGTCCATGAAGTAATATCTTGTACTGTTGCAGATTTAACAACACGAACACGAATAGTAGTCGTGTCAATATTTTGGTTAGGTAACACGAATGGTCCAGAAGTATTTGTTTGATCAACAGTAAACCTGTTTGCGATTCGTTTGCCCTCGATTAAATCCAAAGGAAAACTAAACCCTGTCTGATTTGACAGCAATGTGCTTAGGCTAGAAGTAGCATCTTCTTTTGGATAAAAATTATATGTTTTGTTTCCAACGCTTGCAGTGAAAATAGTATCTCTGCTGATAGTCAAGGATGTTGGTGCATAACCTACTACTGGTTTAATTTCAAATGTAACATCTGCAACTGCAGATTTTCTTGACGTCGGAGTATACCCGAGAGTTTTCGCGATAGAAACCACTGAGTTTCTTTTGACAGCACTGTCAATAAACATTTCATTAGAAAGAAAGTGTGCGAGTGTTCCATTATAATGCGTATTATACGCAAGAACATCAAGCAGAATAGAAAGACCCGAACCATCAAAATTATAATCTTGAAATTCTTCTTGTGATTGTAGAAAAGTTTTAAGATTTTCTTTGATACTTTGAAAGTCTAATTCAGTAACTTCTAATTGTGCCATTATCGAGATCTCTTTAATATTGTTGAAAATGTTACTGGATCTTTAACTCCAACAACATAGAAATATATTGTTACTCTGTATGAGTTAGCATCGTATAGCGGAACTACTGTGACTTCTTGTGCACTTATCCTTGGTTCAAATTGATTGATCAGCATCTCTAATCTGAGTTTAAGAGAGTTAGATGAAGGAACATCGACATGCTCAAACATCATACCATAAACAGGAGATCCCAACTTTGGTTGAAATGGACGCTCATAATAGTTTGTCAGAATAAGTGTCTTCAATGATTGCTTAACTGCATCAACATCATACTTCTTGGATACATCACCCGTAACAGGATGTGCAAGAAAATTGAGGTCAATATCCGAGTATATTCTGTTTACGCTTTTGGTTGTCATAAATGTATTTATAATGCCTTTTTGGAGTTAAACGAAAGTAAATACCTGACCAGATTTATTTCCATAAGGTTTATGACTCAAGAACGTCATCTTTTCTCCTCTAACTGCACCAGAACTTGGGCGAACGAGACCTATGTGTACCCAATATCTTCCATTTTCTTTTTCAAATAATATCTGGTCAGCCCTTGGAAGATTTTTTGCTATCCATTCTGCTATTTGAAGATGTTTTCTACCATCACTGGGACGTGGGGCGAATCTTAGATCCACCGCAGCACCAATCATGTGCGCTGAGAATTTTGCTCCATTTTTAGCAGGTCTATCTCGATATCCAGAGTTTATTATTACACCAGGAAATTGTTTTTGTATTGGATCAATAAAATGAACGCATAAAGCTCTCATGTAATTTAATTGATCGACGACACCATACTTACCTGTCGATCTTATTGTTTTATATGCACCATTAGGCGTAATCATCATATCCTTTAATGTATTCCTATTAGATAATTTGAATGACATATCTGGTTGCTTACTAGGTATTGTTGGAAGTCGTTTACCATCTTGAATATCAGAATTCCCAAATGGTGGTCTCGATTGGAATGGACCAGAAGCTTCAGATCCACCACCAGAACCTTCTGAGTCAACAGGATTAGTTGTTCCACCATCACCACCTTGTTCTGGTGGGCACTCGTTTATTTCTTCATCTGATTCGAATCCACGCTCTGCTGCTGGTCCATCATACGCAGATGCACTGCCACCACGTCCACCGCCACCAGCACCACCAGTAGCATTAGCACCTGTTCCACTTGCGCTCCCCGAACCAACTGATATAGAAACAGGTAGTTCTATTGCTACCGTCTTAGAAAGTGGTGCGACTGACGCACAATCTGCTTCAACAGCGGAAGTGGCGGAAGCAGGAGCAGTAACAGTGGCAGACGTCGGACCAGATATCGGAAGATCGTGAGTGCTTCCACCATTAGTACCCGTATCAGTTCCAGTTGCCCGTAGATTTGTGCTACCAGCATTCAGCGTGGAAATATTTGCTGTCGTAACATCGAGAGTTGGAGTATCAATCGGCGAAGAAGCAACAAGAGGTGCCTTAAGATTGATATTACCTGCGCCCTCTACGTTGACAGCAGCGCCAGATTTGTTATTGAATGCTCCTGCAGATTCTTGGTTCATAACAGATGCGGTCAACATATTCATGTCACCTGCAGATTTTGCTTTGAATACACCATCTGTGCAGAAGTTCATGTCACCAGTTGAAGTCGTATAACTAATTCCTGAAATCTTGACGTTTGAATTCGCTTTAGATGTCATGTTATATCCGCCAGTTGTCGTCAAATTGTATGTTCCGACAACTTCTTGGGTCATTTTACCCTTGGATCTAATTTCTACATCACCCTTATTATCTAATGAGAATATGCCTTGGTTTCTTACAAATATACCCTTACCAGCAGAAACTGCGATGTGACCACCGACGTTTAAATCTAAGTCGTTGTGAACATCAATTGATGCTTTACCGTGCATAGATAGATTCGTATCACCTGCGATAAAGACATTACATGCACCTGCGAGGTGCACGTTCGCAGATCCTTCGATTAAAATATATCCATCGTTTTCATAGATAGTATATCCATCGCCTACGATTTTAGAAACCTTTGTTCCATCTGGTCCAATCTCATCAAACGACCCAGATCTATGTGCAAAGTTTAACCGTTCAGCACCTGGAGTATCATCGATTTCTAATGCGTGTCCAGATTCACCAGCAAAGACTTTGTTATAAGGATACTGTGCTGCATATGGAGATTCTGGTTGTGACCAAGAAGTTCCATTTCTACCTGCCTTACGAACTTCTCGCTTCCTGGATGCATTTCTTGCAGCAGGTGATGCTCCTGGACTCATTGATTTACGATCTCCAGCAGGAGATCTCGGATCTGCATTAATACTTGGTGAATTGATACCAACTGCAAGCGTATTAGTATCTGGTTTGTTTATACTATCTTTTTTAGGATATTGACTTGTCGGATCTTTGAATCCTTTAGACGGATCATTATTTGCGACTACATCTGAATTAGAGGGTTGATTTGCAGCGCCATATGTTCCTATACTGTTGCTACTTGTTGCAACAGCGGCAGAAGAATCAGCAGGATTTCGCACCTTTTCTAATTCGTCAGTTACTTTCGGAGCAGAAACATCTGCTGGTGGCGACACAGGAGTAATTTCTTTTTGTTTTGATACTGTTCCATCAGTACTAATCGTTTCAGTAATAGTAGTTTTACTACCATCACTGTAAATTGTAGTCGTAGTGGTAGATGTAGTTCCATCTGGATTGTTCACTTGACTCGGTGGCGGTGGTTCCGCTTTAGCATTTTTCTGATTCAGTAATGGTTCTGTTACATTAAAGAAATTATTTGCAAGATCATTTCTTGCGCTCGTTAGCGGAAGATACGCAGCATGAGTTTGGTCTGTTCCTTGAATTATCTTGTCGATCTTAGAAAGTAACCCTCGGAGCAATTCTTCTCTTGTCTCAGAAAGTCCCGTTGCAACTAAGAGACCCAAGGATTGCACGTCTGCGCCGAAATACAACCCAAAATCGTCTAACGTGTAAGAAATTAAATATCCTTCACCAGTCGATTGAGCACGATATGACATTGGTTTTGCTGGTGGCGTAGATGAAGCAACTGCTTCTGCAGTTACTGGCGGTGGTGGTGTATCGCTCGATTCTGGGACTGCGCTCGGATTACCACTATCAGTCGTAGTACTAATTGGTGCAGAGGCAGTTTCAGGTGTTGGTTCTTCAGAAACTGCATCACTAGAAACGTTTGCGATCGCAGTTATATCTGGAGATTTAACTGGTTCAGGTTCGTCAAATGGTTTCTGCTCGGATGCTGCAGTTATTGCATTCCACCCGATAGAATACCAATACTTGGAACTTATTCCATCGGTATTAATTTTTTCTTTACCATTTGCTAAACTAATCGCGGCATCATAACTATCACAAATTGCGACTGCCAGCAAACCAGATAACGCCCTGATTGAATCTTCTCTGAGATCGTTCTCGTCCAGCAACAAATCCTCATCGATTATTCTTGCTGTTATGAATAACTTGTAAGTAAATTCTATGAGATTATATGCCCAGAAGTTTTGATCAATTAAACTGCTTTCGATGAAACTGCTGATTGGTGCATAAGTTTGAACCGCAGTGTTAATATATGCTGGTGGTTCGTTTTTTATCAGATAATATTGTAGATTATTGCGTTCTTCGGTTCGCGGGACTGCAAAATCAAAATCAATATCATCATATTCTTTCATCGCTTCATCTGCATAGGAAGTTCTACGCTCTGCGGTATATGGTCCATCTCCTGAATTTTGTAATCGCTCTTGTCCCCACGCAATAACTTCTTTATCGATATATGAAGAATCTACCAACTGTTGAATTGTCAGTTTGTATGCACCATATCTACCACGAGAATCAACTTTTTGCTTTAAAGATTTTGGCGATGACTTCGCTGGAACAGGATAAATTTTATCCAATGCTGTTACGCATGCAGTCATGAGTTTCGCAAGTTGTTCAACTGTTAATGGACCGACTTGACTTGTTCTTTCGCCAACTCCGACGAGTGTTTTTCCACCATTTAAGATGGATTTTTCGAGATCTCTTTCAGATAAGATAAATTCTTTGTTCTTGATCATATAATCCTCGATCAGTTTGCAGTATTAAAAAGTTTTTTGGCATTCGCCATTCTTTGGTTTCTGTGTTCGCCGCTTGATCTTTCATAGAATTTATCAACAGTAGATGCAGCATTCATTGCGCCATTTTCTGTATTGTCTTTTATCGCTTTCAATTTATTTCCTGCACCACGTTCCGTACCAGAAGTCATTTCAAAATGAATGAATTCTAACTGCTCATTCAACGAAGAACCGATTATACTCTTTCCAAATTTTTTCTGGAAATTTGCTTGTCGATCTGGGTGCCATTGAGCAACACCAACTGCTCTTCCACTATCGCCCTTCTTTCTGCCAGAAATTACATTTGGATTGAAGTTGCCAGATTCTGTTTGGAGATTTCCAACAATACCCGCTGCCTGTGCTTTCGTCCATCCCTTTGACATGAAGAATTTAACGGCGTCTAATGCAACCTTTGTAGCTTCTGCGGGTGTAAGATTTTTCACTGCATCGGGCGACACTTCAGACCCATCACTCGTAGCGGAATCTCCAGGTTGCCCAGAACCATCAGAACCATCACCACAACCAGTTGATGCTAATCCTCCAGGAATTGAACCGACTGTGCCAAAGAACATAGGGTGTTGCCCGTTTTCACCATCAGCAAAAAATCCAACAACCCAAGAACCCTCTACTGCACCTGTTGGTGACCAACCTACTCCTGAAGATCCTGCTGAGTTTGCAGGCATAACAGGAATTGCCCATGGAAGATCTTCCGTCGGCAGTTCTTCTTTGTCATCTGTATGATAACCAAGGATTCTTGTGCGACATCTACCCAAACGTAGCGGATCGTCACGATCCTCGACCACTCCAAACCACCAATAGAAGTTTGCATTGTTGTTAGATGTAATATTGTCCATTGTCATTTTTTTAACTTCCTATTTCACGGTTTACTCGTTCAAGAACCTTTGTATAACTCTGTGGGTGTAATTTATCATTTGTCGGGAAATCTGATAATCTAACAGTTTTATCACCATATTTCGATGCAACACCTTGAATTTTTTGCGCAATAGTATTATCATATGGAAGAATCCAAATAACTTTTTTAGTTTGCGATTTAATTGATTCTCTTACTGCAGTTGCGTTTTCAGCAGTTTTAATATTTGGGTATCCCTTATCGTTGGTTCCCATTGATATGACTGTATAATCTGAACCACCTTTAGCAGCATAATTTTTCTTAATTTTATCAGTATTCCAACCAACAGTAGCATTTGTTGTTGCGCCCGTAGCAGAACCTCCTAGACCTTGTGCAATACTATCACCGATAAACGCTCCCTTACCAACTGGTTTTGTCGAATTGGTTGCTGGTGCTGAAGTTGCTGCTGGATCTGTTGGGGTTGCTGCTGGATCTGTTGGGGGTGCAGCAGCACCGCCATCAACATCAAGTAATGCATTTTTATATGAATCTTTAGAAATTTCCAAGACCATACTGTGCTGGAATGGTGTAATTTTATGATGAATTGCAGTTATCAAATAGAAACCACTAATCAATGGATCCCATAATGTTTTTTCTTCTTCCTTCGTAGTCTCACTATTTTTAGAATCGACATTAGGATAGAAAAATTCTATAATCTTACCTACTTCACAATCAGTTCTTCCTGGTACTTCGATTGACATCTTTAGTGTGTTAATGTCCATCAACAAACTATTTCTTTGACCAATAAATGTTTCGGGTTTTAAATCAACTGATTCTTCTGTATAATCTAAGACTCCAGGATTAATGGTGCTCATAAAACTTTTTGTGTTGTATGAACGCATGACGTTAAACGGAAAAATAGAATTGAATTTTTTCGTATCATCTTCGACGTATTTTTTATCTACTATCTTATAAGATTCCATGTGCTTGTAATCTTGAAATGCCATACCATGATCATAGATCCAATGTTTATGTTCTTTTTTAATCAAGTCGAACGTATAAACACTGTTAGTAAAGTGACCTAAATCTTGCGATCGTAACACATCTAGATTAGTTAGAAAACTCACATCCTTGACGACAGAAAAAGATTTACGCAATGCTTCTGCAGTTTGAGTATCAGTTGTAGGAATATTATATACAAATTGCGAATATATCATACCGTTTGTCATTTGAGTGGCAACCAATGCTTCAATTGAAGTATAGTAAAATGCTTTGGTAGTCTCAAAAAATAAAAACGTAGGAGATTTATCATATGTGTTACCGATAGTTCGTTTCGCTAACCAATTAATAATTTTTATTGGACTCCACATCGGTGACACAAAACTTATCTTAGATTTGTGTGGACTATCTGCAACATATAATGCTGTGTGTGTTTCTGATCCCGTAGATTCTTTTTCTGTCGCAGGATCTTCGGTTGTGCCTTCGCTTGAATCTAATGCAGTTTTGGAATTAAAAATCCTAGGTAACTTGAAATATTCTTCAAAAATTTTCAAAACGATGTCGTCGGTATTACCTTCATATTTCCTAGAAACTTTCGTAACATTGTCGAGTGATGCTTCCAGCGAACAAAACTGTATTGTGTAAAACTGCTCTCTGTCTGCGTTCAATAATCGATCTTTAATTGAATATACAGAGAAAGACTTTTGAATTTTGTTGATTCTATCTGGTTTTGCTGGTTCGCTGAATGTTGGTGTGTGGGCATCAATGGTGATCACCTCGTCACCGACTAGCGGCAATTTGCCAATCAAGTTGACCGCATCTCTTATGACAACATTGCCTGTTAATGCTGCAGAGTATATATCCTCGTAAATGTTTATTTCTACTACAAACGGTCTTAAATCTAAAGTTTCTCCGCTTAACAAAGTCATTTCAACTTTGTTAATAACGACATCTCCTGCGAAGATAAGAGTGTCAGTATCTCTAGGTTTTGAGGAGTTAGTATTTGCTACCATTTACTTAACTAAACTGGTATACAATGACACAAATTCATACAAGTGTTCTGGGCGCAGAACTTGTATTTCTCGTTTTTTATTGTTCAACTCTTCTTCATACTGCATATTCGTCACTTCCTCAATGCTCCCCAATGCAAGTTTTGTTGCATCATAATCCACAATTAACTTATCATCATCTGTAGTTCTGTAATGATGTGTTTCGTAAATTTGCACGGATCCGTATTTCAGTTTTGCATACTCTATCAAATCTCTATCATACATCGGCCATTCTTGCCTAACATCAATAATTTCATTTAGGATTAAAATAATCCAATGATAATCAGGTCTGCCATAATACTTATCTGCTACTTGCTCGACGGTAAATCCATCTGGAATCGTAATCTCTTGCATTACTGCAAAGTTATTGGCAAATTTATTAGCAGACACTCTTCTGAAAATATCTGTAATTGTTTTAGTTGAACCATCTGGAAAATTTACCAGTAGTGCTGGGTGCAAAGAAAAAAACATTAGAATCCATCCTCAATTCTATCTGCAGTAAGAGTTTCTAGTTCTGAGAACTCTAACCGAATTGTTGCTTCTGATGGTATACCACCTCTGAATGTCGTGAAACCTTCTGCGCCATAATCGATAGACATGTTGACTAACGCACAATTAGATATCTTTCTGATGTATCTGTTTTCCGCACCATTATAATAGTATATAATTAGAAATTCTGAAGGATACCCCAAGAACAATCTAGACTTACTTTTCGTCGGATGCATGTGTCTAAGGAAAGTTGGTATTATTCCTTCAGTGGTCTTCTCCCTGTAACCATTTGGTAAACCAAATACTTGTATTGCTTCATCCTTAGTTCTTGGTGAAAATTTATAATCAAAAACAAATTTCCTAAACCCCATAGAACGAAAAAGTTGTTCTTTATATGGGTTCTCAACTTTCTTTGATGTTGCCTCAATGACATTCGATAATTGATCGAATCCCGTCAATCCTGCAAGTTTCGCTGCCTTTCTAGCTGCATAGTCCAGGTTTTCACCACCGAAAGCATCAAATTGCCCAGAAGCAATTGCGCCGACTAAACCGCCAAGATCTCCAACATCCCAATTAGCGCCATATGACGCAGAAACTCTCTCGGACACATGCAGGATTATCTCACTATCGCCGAATACTGCTCTTTGTTCACCAGCTAATTGAGAGGCACCTAAACCAAAGAGACCACCCAAAGCACCGCCTGCAAAAACACTGCCGATTCCCTTCGCTGCGCTTTGGACTACTCCGATTTCTTCTGCCCCATCACCCGCAGAAGATTTTCTTCCACCTGCTTCACTTAATGCTTTGCCCAAACCAATAGCAGCGCCTGCAAGTGCACCTGCTGCACCCGCTGCGACACCACCTTTTTCCGGATCTGTTCTATTTTGATCAGATTGATTAAAAACGACTCCAGTATTTTTCAACCGTTGCCCATAATCCGAGTTTTCTCTTACCAATGGATAAAATGCAACATAATGTGGATATTCTGCAGATCCCACATCTAGAGGGTATCTGTAACTAGATGTTGTATTTTTGGTTTTCAGCGGATCTTTAATCTCTGTCAGTAAATCTTTTCTATCAAATCTACCTCTACCGAATTCTTGTGTTGGAGCAGGTGCTGCAGGTGTAGTAATCCCATCTCGCGCAGTTAGATTTTGTTTTGGTGCTTCGGTTGCCATCTAGAATAAATATCCTATTAAGTATAGAGTTTGGAATATTTATATGAGTTATGGTAAGGAAACTTTGAAAGGTCTGTATAAAATACAGAATCCTAAGAAATACATTGGGAATCCAAACAATATTGTTTATCGCTCCAGTTGGGAACTAAAGTTCATGAAGTGGTGTGATAATAATGACAACATATTGGAATGGGGATCTGAAGAGTTGCCCATACCATATATCTCTCCTTTAGATAATCGAGTACATAGATATTTCGTGGATTTTTA